ACCTTCGTCAACTGACAGCTGGCGAAGGCAGTTAGGGTATGCATCTGAAGCCGATAAGTTATTCGGCACTGCCATGACTCCAGATACTCTCTGGGAGCTTGCTCCTTGGAGCTGGGCCATCGATTGGTTTTCGAATACTGGTGACGTTATTAATAACTTCACTCAGTTCAAAATCAACGGTCTGGTTATGCGGTACGGGTACATGATGTCAAATATTGACACCATAACTACCTTTACCCTGAAAAATGCCGGCTTTTTAGGTCGGAAATATTCAGCGCCATCCTCGCGACAGGTTCATAGAACCAAAGTGAGGACGGCGGCTAATCCCTATGGATTCGGCTTGTCTTGGGACGGTTTGTCACCATTCCAACTTGCCGTAACTGCCGCACTCGGAATTACTCGTTTGCGGTAGCAGTTGTTCTGCAACCACAATAAGTAAAAGGAGCACGTCAGTTACATGTTCACCGATCCACAGTCCATCAAAATAGGCGCAACGACGAATTCTCTTCCGCGTATTTCAACGGAAGGAATGAAGTCAATTTACGCCAATGAAGATGGATCCGTAATTCTGGAAATCTCAACCCAACGTGGGAAGAGGATTCGCCAGGTTTCACGGATGAATCAGACCAAAATCACCGATGATCCTTTTGACGATGGTCGGAACGTTCAGATCGGCGAGAGTGTTTATCTCGTCATCGATCGCCCGATCGCTGGGTATACTAATGCCCAGGCGCTGGAAGCTGTAAAAGGCTTCCTCGAAGCACTTTCTGCTTCGGAATACGCCCATGTCAAAAAGCTGCTGGCTAGCGAGAGCTAACCTTCAGTGCCTGATCGTAAATCCTACTTAGGGAGCATTGATGAGAAAGTTGGTCGTGTTCACGACCGCCTTAACTCATTTGATGTTCTCCTTCATAGGTTGACCAAGCATGATCATGAGAGGAGTGAAAACGTGGCCATTCCTGACCACAATTATCACCACTCCCAGACGCAGACCATTCTGATCGTAATTCTTGCGATCTTCGTGGTTTGTGTTCTCGGTGGTTTGATGTTGGCATTGGGTATTCTGGGGGTCTAATCAACCCACAGCAATGCCTATGCCCAGTGAACACAACTGACTAGGAATAGCCACCTCTATTAGGAGGGACTATGAAAAGTCCGATTGTGCTCTGGAAGAGTATAGCGGAAGAGTCCGCTGTACGATGTCGCACTAGCGCCACCATGGACATTAAAACTGTCCAGGGTCGGTACAAAAACGAGGGGTTATCATTCCTTACGATAACCTTACCATCCTATGGAAAGGACTTCCAAAAAGCCCTTGACAATGGATTGGTAGACCGCAGTCACTTCCAGGGTTTTACCTGGAAGGAAGGTCTCCCGAAATTTCTCTCGGGTTTCCTTGGTCTTGTTTTTGACCGTGACACTGGCGTGTTGTTGAATGAACCAGATGTTGATGCAGTTCTTGCTGTAAGGCAATTGACTTTGCTCTTCAGCAAGATGCTTCTGCCCTGTTCTGATGAAAGGGAAGAAGCTGCAATGTCTGGTTTTGTTCAATGTGAGCAGGAACTGAGGTATAACGACTCCCTTATGTCAAATAAGGATTACGATGAATTTCATCGTATGAGTTCGTTATTGTTTAGTTCTGTTCTCGGTAAGGTAGATAGTGATATCTATCATGGCCGAGTACTTCCTAAACACGGTCCTGGTGCAACGGCGGATAAACTTAGAGGTAACTCTAAGTACCGTCAATGCACTTGGACCGATCGTCTGGAGAATATCTTCCATTCGGGAGATTTTCTCTTCCCTAGTCCCTCGCACTTTGCGGAGAACTATGACGATCTCACGTTCCTCGAACCTGGGGACGAGATGCCTGTAAGGGTCATCTCTGTTCCCAAGACGCAGAAGACGCCACGCATAATCGCGATTGAGCCAACTGCTATGCAGTACGCACAGCAAGCGGTTCTTGAGCCATTAGTAGAGTATCTCGAGGCTGATTCTTTGCTTCGAGATATGATCGGTTTCTCTGACCAGACGCCTAACCAGCGCTTGGCCCGGGAGGGTTCCCTTATTGGGAATTTAGCAACGCTCGATCTGAGCGAGGCTTCCGATCGCG